TAGCGTCAGCGTGGTGCTCGACGCGGGCGGGGATGGTTTCGCTATCAGCCATTTTCAGCCTCCTTAACATAGCACCTAGCCTTTTCAGTCGCTTACGGGGTGGTTTTCCGAGTCGGTTTCCAGTTCCCGTTTCGTCTTGCGGTCCATCCGCTTGCGGCAACGGTCGTAAATGCGGCGCTTTACTTCCTGATCAAAAGCATGGCGGGCCTTGATCGCTTGAAGCGTTCTGTGCTCGCCTGCGGTTAGAAAATCGGTCCAGTCCATCCGTAACATATGCGGATTAATGTCCGTGCTGTCAAGCGGACGCTTTGCGCGCGTTCGCTTGAGCATTCGGGGCCATGCGTTCATGCTGCATCCCTCCATCCGATAGCGTCTAGAATGGCGTTGCCGATCAGTTCGGGGATTTGAGGGACTACGGCGTTTCCGAGGTGCAGGAATCCAGCCTTGTCCATCCGTCCGCGTAGCCCATCATCCACTCTGCAAACTTCCTCAAGGATGCATTCCCAAGGCGTCGCCCAGCCCGCATAGCCAAAATGATCGGTATGCCTGGCGATGAGCGGTGGAATTGCGAGGGTGGGGCGCTGATATTCCCCGCATCGTTCACTGTTGGGGTAGGCAATAATCCAGATACGGTCGCGCTCGTGGGGTGCGCCAATGTTGCCCGCCGGTATGCAATGCCATTCCGCATCATACCCGACCGAGGCCAAGTCTCCGAGAACGTCGCCAAGCCCTCGACTAAGCAGCATTGGGCTGTTTTCCAGCAACGCGATTGCGGGTGCCAGCTCGCCAATGAGCCGGATGGTATCTCCCCATAGGCCGCTTCTCGGGTCGGAAAGGCCAAGACCTTTCCCGGCAATGCTGATCCCCTGGCAGGGGAATCCTGCTGTAATGGCCGCGATGTTGGCAATTCCATCGGTAGCAAGCCGATCTGCGGTAAGCTCACGAACGTCTCGGTAGCAGGGAACGTCTGGCCAGTGCTTTGCGAGGACGCGGCGGGGGAAGTCTTCAATTTCGCAGAACGCGACTGTTTCGAAGCCGCCTGTTCGTTCGAGGCCAAGGCTAAACCCTCCTATGCCTGAAAAAAGATCGAGAACGCGGAGCTTGTTCTTCATGCGCAAACCCTTTCCTCGGTCAGCCGCGCGACGGTGGCGGCAATGTCGGCCACGGTGAGCCATTCGGACACGTCATCGTCCGGTATCTCGATCCCGAAGCGTTCGTCGCAATCGACGGCGATGCACTGGCGGTCGAGGCTGTCAGTCTGCAAATCCTCGCACAGACGGGTGGACGGCCGATGCCATGCGCGGGGCCAAGGCCAAGCACGTCTGCGATCACGGCGGCGATGGCGGGGAGGATCATGCTGCAGCACTCGCGAACAGACCGCCCATGTCAGCCTTCGCTTGCTCAAGATTGCGCTTGGCTTGCGCGAAATAGGATGGCTTCAATTCGATCCCGATGCCCTTGCGGCCCATCGTGACTGCCCCATAGACTTCGCTGCCTATGCCCAGAAATGGCGTCAACACGGTATCGCCAGGGTTGCTCCAAAGGTCGATGCACCGCTCGATAACGTCCAGTTGCAGCGGGCTGATATGCTGCTCGTCCTTGGGGTCGCGTCCTGCCCTATATTGCAGGGTGCGGGTCTGGTTAATGTCCATCCATACCGGAGATGCATAGCGCTGCCAGACCTCGATTGAATACCAGTTACGGCCATCGGTGGGCGTAGTGTATTTGCTGCGGTCTGGCTCATCGGTCCCGCTATAGCGGTCAAAGCATCCCGATACCGGCTCCGGGTTGTCTCCCGGCTTGCGGAACGAGAGAATGTAATCAGCCAATCCTTGTCCGCTGATCGTGCTGTCCTTCACAATCTGCTTGTGCAGGAGTCGAATGGACTTGGTGCGCTGCTGGGCGACAACGGGATCTTTCCAGATGCAGACCTCGCTATGAAAAATCCATCCGGCATCCTCATAGGCGCGGACGACCTCGCCGCGAAAGTCCCGCATTCCGATATGCCCGTGGCGGATCTTGCTAGTCGGAAGCTGCATAACGTGAACCGCATGGATGCGTCCCGGCATGGTGACGCGCAGCAACTCCTGGATCAGGAAAGCATAATGCTCCCAGAATGCAGGCCCGTCATTGTTGGAAATGTCGCGGTCAAAGTTGCTGAACTTGTAAAGCCCCTCGAACGGCGGCGAATGAATGCCAAAGTGAATGCTATCTCCGGGGATAGCGCGGATAATGTCGCAGCTATCGCCTTGGTAGATTGCATAATCGTCGGTAACGACTTGATCGACTGTCTTGATGGTCATGCGGCCCTCACGAAGCTGGGAAGTTGGACGGGGACTTGCGGATTGTAGTTCGGGGTGTCGCGGACCATGCCGCGCACCGCCTTGCTGGATAGGTCGGCCATGTGCAGGACCATCGCAGCCGCCATGCGGTCGGCGTCGGCCTCCTTGCGCTTGATGTTGGCCACGGTCGCGCCTTCCAGTTCGGAGGCAATGACATGAACCGTTACCGGCTTGGTCTGCCCGAACCGCCAGAAACGGCGCACGGCCTGATAGAATTGTTCAAAGCTGTCATTCAGGCCGACAAATCCGGTATCGGCACAGTGCTGCCAATTCATGCCAAACCCGGCAAGCGATGGCTTGGTAATCATATGGCTTATCTTGCCGTCGCTAAACTCTATCAGGATGCGCTCCTTGTCGGATTCGGACAGTCCACCATGCAGATTGACCGCGCCGGGGATCAGTTTGGCCAGCGTTTCGGCTTCACTGTTAAGGTTGCACCACCATACAAATGGGCGGTCGCGCGGAGTGATCGAAGCGGCCAGTTCGCAGCGTTCGCCTACGGTTGATCGGCGCGCGGCAATGCGCTCCTGCAGCGTCTCGGCCTGCATCGGGAACAGCATCCCGGTATCGGCATTTGGAGAGTAATCGGCGGCAACCGTATGCTGGTTGAACCGGAGTGGCGGCAGATCATAACCATCGTTGGGATAACCAAGGTCGGACGGCTTGCGCAACATAACTGCCCAGCTTGCCATCCACTTCCAAAACTCATTCTCCGCATGGCCCTTCAATCGCCACTTTTGTGTTTCGCCGCCATCGTGAACGAAGAACGTGGCAAGCATATCTGTGTAGGACATGATGCCCAGAAACTCGGCATGATTGCCCAATTCCATGAAGTCATTCGGGGCGGGAGTGGCGGTTGCGGCAAGCCGGAACGGGATCGACTGGCAAGCATCAATCAACCTGGTGCGGTAATGCCCATCGGTTGATTTAAGGATGCTGCTTTCATCCAAAATAACCCCGCCAAAGCGCGACAGGTCGAAATGATCCAGCTTTTGATAGTTCGTGATATTGATGCCGGGTCCGCAGTCCACCTGCTTGGCTACAACACGCGATGGTATGCCGAACTTATCAGCCTCGCGCGCCATCTGCGCAGAGACAGCCAGCGGGGCAAGGTGCAGAATATCCTTGCCGGTCGCGTTATGGACTGCCTGCGCCCATGCCAGCTCCATCAGGCTCTTCCCCAGCCCGGTGCCTGCGAACAGTGCAGCGCGGCCACGGCGAAGCGCCCATGCGACAATATCGCGTTGATGGGGAAACAGGCATGCAGGCAATTCTGGAACGTCTGCAAGGCCCGTCATGGGATCGTTGACAGCCTTGCGGGTCAGAAACCGGATATAGGCTTCGCTCACGCTACCTTCTCCCCACCAAGCGGCTTATACCCCGGCTTAGGCGCTTCATTCCAACGGGTGCCATCGGCGCGCTTGAGAGGCCATGCGCTATCAGACGAGCGGCGTTCTATCGGGCGGGTGTAGATCACAGCACAGCCTCCTCAATCGCTGCCGTGAACAGCTTGGCCCGCTCATCCGTGCGGTTCCAATGCTTGAGCGCCTGCGCACGGGTCAGGTTCGTTCGGCAACCCGCGCTGAAAGGGTCGGTGTCAGTCTGCACAAGCGCGTAACCATCGTTAGGGCATACGGCGAGGCAGTGGCGACGTGTGGCCTCGCCGCGTTCCGTCCACCACTGCGATGGGTCGGGATTGCGGCACCCGCTGAGGTAGAGCCACCCGCCGACGCTGGTGGGCAGCGTGACGCCGGACAGGTCGCACCCGCCGAGGTCGAGCCACCCGCCGACGCTAGCGGGCAGTGTGACGCCAGACAGGTTGCAGCCCCTGAGGTCGAGCGAGCCGCCGACGCTAGCGGGCAGCGTGACGCCAGACAGGTCGCAGCCGCTGAGGTCGAGCCACCCGCCGACGCTGGTGGGCAGCGTGACGCCGGACAGGTCGCACCCGCTGAGGTAGAGCCACCCGGCGACGCTGGTGGGCAGCGTGACGCCGGACAGGTCGCACCCGCTGAGGTAGAGCGAGCCGGTGACATGGTATTCACCCTGCGCCTTCTTCTCGCGGATCAAGCGCCATGCTTTTGCAGCAGCGTATGTGGGGATTGTGGTCGTCATCAATTTATACCGGTCGGCTATCCTTGCGGTCGCCGACCGGCTCCCTTGTGGAAAGTGTTAGATAAGGTCAGGAAGGTGGCCGACCGACTTTGCAATCGTGCGCTTCAATCCTCGACGATAAGCGTTCCATCCGTGCAGGATGATTTCAGCCTTGATCGCGCGCGTTGCCTTGCCCATCCCAATGAGCCGGTTGCGGACGACCATCGCTGGGTCTCCGCTTTCAAGGCCCGCGCCGGTCACGATTTGGGAAATATATTCGTCCGAGGCTTCGACATGGACCCGGCGCGTCAAGAAGTGGCAAAAGCCAATAATCGCAGGCGATGCAATGTTGCGCAGCTTTGTCGCGCGGGCATGAGCGTAACTTGCGGCGCGCTCAATCTCGGCCCGATTGGCGTCGATATATTCCATGGTTTCGGCAGGCGTTATGCCAGCCTTATCAACAGACCGATTTGCATCGTAGGCAATCGCCATCTTGGCAATGGCTGCGCAACCCATTGCGTTCGGCGTGCCCTTCATCGCCTCGTAATCGCCTGCCTGTTTCGGGCGCAACTGGTCAGTGGTCTGGCGTGTTTCGTAATCAACCCCGAAGAAAAACGCCGTTTCAATGGAAACGCCTGACGCGATTACCGCCGCGCATCGATGCTGTCCGTTGGTAATCCGGCCATCGTTCGAGACGATGATCGGCTCGCCGTTGAATGCCCAGCGCCCAGCGCGCATATCGTTCGCATAGGTTTCCACGCGGCTCCGAACGATTGAACGGTTTGCCGGGTTACGGTCGAGCAGTTCGCGCGCCATGTCGGGGGTCAGGATTGCCTTGTCGGCAAAAAAACCATGCGCGCCCATCTCTATCGCGCTCAACAGCCATTGCATCGTCATTTCACGATCCCCTCAGCCTTCGCCCGCGCTTCGGGGCTGGCGTTGACGTAGCGGACGCGGTGGCCGCGCTCGTTGGTGATGAAACAGCGCGAACGGAGGGCTTGCAGGGCGTCGGCGAACCTGTCCGCATTGTCGCTGGCAAGACGGTAGACATATTCAAGCTTTGCCACCTCCCGCACCAGCGCCCGGTTCACAACCGTCTGATAAATCGCCCATCCACTTGCGGCGGCGGTGATGATGATGGCGTAGATCATTCGGCCCACTCCCCTTCGTTGGTGTCGGTAAAGCCCTCGCCCATGTTGGCGGCGGGCTTGCCTTCGCGCTCAATCGCAGCCCGGCGCGCGGCATAGGCGGCGTTGACCTCGCCCCACAGATCGGGCTTCTCGGCTTCAAGCTTAGCCATCGGCTTCGCGCCCCTGGCCATGACTTCCGCCAGCGCCTCGAGGGTCGCGGCGTCGTCAACCTGGGCGCGGTGATCGCTGGCCCATTGTTCGGCGGTTTGGCGCTGCTTGGGCAGATCGCGGACCTCGGCAATCAGGGGCTTGATGACATGCGGGGCGCGCTTGCCCTTTGTCGCGGTAAGCTGGAGCAACATGTCGCGTTCAATGTGGCTCATATGGCTCACACGGATGCCGCCGACTTCCATCCCGCCCCACTTGACCTTGGGGTCGCGGTAGAGGGTGAGCGAGCGGCCAGAGTAGACTTTGGCATCCGGCCCCCATGCGGCAACCAGGACGCGGCTCATCGACTTGCAGGGCCGCCACACGCGCGGCTCTCCGACAAGCTTGATGTTGACCGGCTGCTCGGTGCCGGGGCTGATCGAAACGCTTTCGATGGTGAAGGTGGCGGGACCGGCGATGAAGTCATCAGCCGAAATCTGGTCGCTGCGCGGCACAATGACGGTGCTCATATCTGAGGTGGTTTCATTCATGGGATGCTCCATCCTTTTACTGATTTTCTGTAGCCGTTGATGAGGTTCGAAACGCATCCTGCGCTGAGGTTGAAGGTGCGAATAAAGTCCGCCCGCGTTCCGATAAATTCGCCGCCGTCGCAGTGGATAAACCGGCGCTCTGTATGGTCGTAGGTAGGGCTATCCCGCCCCACAGCCTTGCCGATTTTAGCGAGGCTCATTTTGCGCCGCGCCTCATCGCTTGGTCGAATGCCAATGTGAGATGCGGCAATTTTGGCGCGGCGCTCTGCGGGCATCGGGCCGTATTTTTTGCCCAGCTTGGCGGCGCGCATCTTCTCGATGTGCTCTGGCGTCAGCACCTTATCTGCATTGTATGCGGCCAGAGTGTCGCGCATCTTTTGCGTAAATTCCCGCCCCTTTGAAGCGGCTGAAATTTTGCGCTTTGCCTCGTCAGAATGTCGCCAGCCCGTAATGCCGCCGCCGCCGTCTGTGGCATTGGTCAACTTGTCGCGCCCAATCGCCGCAATGACAGCCCGCTCAAGAGACAGGGCGCAATGCTCTGGCATTTCTCGGCGCAAGACCGTAGGTTCAAAACCATGCTTCGCGGCGACAAACTGCCAATACCGGCTGCGACTACGCGCGCACCAAGCACGCCGCCCCTTGCCTTTGCCGACATAGAACACGGAGCCGTCAGAGGCGCGGCGGTGCACGTAGACGTAATGCTGTCGCTCAATGCTAGGCATACATTTCCTGCTCCACCCGCCGCTCGGTCGGGACCAGCCCCGCCGACGCATCGCGGTAAATCTCAAGGCATTCGGCCAGCTTGGCCTCAAAAGCAGCGGCGGCTTCGATGATCGCGCCTTGCACGGCATCATCCGGCCAGACGCGCACCACACACATGGGAAGCCCGCCGCTGTAGGAAATGAAGTCCAGCCACTCGCGCTCGCTGACCAGCAAGCCGGTCTGCGCCTGCATTACGTAGTCAGCCGGGATCGTACCGCCGGTCAGGTTTTCGACGATGGTTTGCACCTGGTATTTCTGGCGGCGGCTCTTGATCTCAATCAGGCCATCGCCGCCAACCAATCCATCGGGCGAATAGCCGATAGTGAAGCCCCAGCGGTCATTCGTGATGAACCCGCATTGTTCGACCTGCGCGTGGTGTTCGGCGTAGACCTGCCGCGCGTAAAATTCCTCTTCCACACCGCGCAGCATATCGTCGCTGACATACATCGGCTCGACGTAGCGGCTGATACGTTGGGCAAGCAGTTCGTAAATGTGGCTGCGCGTCTTGTCGTTATTGGCCACCTTGAGTGTCGGCGTGATGATGCGCTTCATTTCCGAGGCGGTCAGCAGGCCGCAACGCATGGCCAGCCATTCGTCGCTGCCTTGGGTGACTTCGGGGTGATAGATGATCGTCACTTGCTGCACTCCGGGTAAGCGGTGGCGTCATTGGCGCAGAGCCGCGCAGCATCGGCGCGCATGGCGTGATCGAAGGCCGCGACAATGGCGATGGCGAGCAAGGCCCAGCACAGCGAGCGGACGCGGGTCACAGGGCACCGCCATAGCGCCGGGCCTCATAGGCAGCGCGGAAGGCGGGGTCGCGGTTGTAGGCCACCAGCGCGCTAATCCCGGTGTGCTTCTGCCACTTGCGCACATGGGCATCGAAGCCCATGCGAAAAGTCGGGACACGGTGGAAATTCGCCTCAAGCAAAGCTTGTTGCGCGGCGGTGAGGCAAGCCGCCTCGGTGCGGGCTGCGCTGGCCATCACGCGGCCTTCCGTTCAACGGAAGCGAGCGCCTTGCCAATTGCTACCTTGAGCGCGTCCGTGAATGTGGCGGCATCGAATGCGCGCAGTTCATGCGTATGCAGAGATGCGGCGGTATCGCAGGCGAGGCAGTCGTAACCGGCAACCTGCTGGTTGAAGCCGCACACCGAGCATTCGGGTTCATGCGGGCCGTCGCAGTTTTCGCAAGGCTGCGACGGATAGGGGTCGTTAATCGACGGCCTATGATGCGAGGCGACTTCCCCGACCCCGTTGCAGTTAGGGCAGACCTTGACGTGGCTGTGATAATTCCAAGTGGGCATTGCCATCTCCATTCGTTGGAGATGGGTTTAGCGATACTAAACGATAGCAGCAAGAAAAAAGTTTAGCGCAGCGAAACAAAGTTCGCAGCTTACGCAAAAGCCCCGAATCACTGGGGCCTGAAATATGCCGATGTATGGGGGTTTTCCGCCAGCATCGCGCAGCGCGCCGCCCAAAAATCCAAGAGGCGGTCAATCTCCCGGCGATCCCCGCCAGATGCTTTTACGCGGGCGTTGAGGTAGCGGGCCAGCTCGTTCACATCATCGCGCATATACTGCTGCTTGCCCGATGCGATCAGGCTGACCTTTGCCTTGTTCCATTCGAGATCGCGCACAACATCGGCCTGCTTCTTCTTTGATGCGCGAAGCCACTCGGTCAGGTAAATGTCATAGCGCGGGACCATGCGGCAAAGATACGCCGTCGCGCGGGTTAGGTCGTTTCGCCAAACTAAACTTTGCTCTTGCATCATGCCGTTTAGTTACGCTAAACGTTCGGCATGACGACGCTAGACGCATACCTTAGCCGCGAAGGCGCAAAGTCGCTGACCGCAATCGCCGATGAAATTGGCATCTCGAAGGGGAGGCTTTCCCAGCTTCGAGATTCCCAGGATTGGCCGCCGACGCTGGCGCTCAAAGTTGAGGCGGCGACTGACGGCGAACTTGATGCCGGGGTGCTTTGCCCCGTCATTGCGCAGGCCCGAA